ATAACTTATAAAATAGTTACAAAATAATACCAAAAAGAGTGTCTAAGATTTCAAATCGTGAAGGTATATATAAGTAAGGGGTAAGGGGATAACTTAAGTTTCCCACTATCGCTTCTTTAACATAACTAGTTTATATACAGAGTATGTTATAGAACTTAAGTAGAGGACTTAAGTATAGGAGATACCTGATTCTAGCTTAGCTCTAGATTTGGGACTTCTAGTCAACCAAGACGAACACCTCCAAATTATGTTGATAATAGGTATGAGGTCTTGCCGATGACAACTTATAGCCCACAATCTGTGCTACCCACATAAGTTACTTTGTTGTTATAAGAAAATTTATTGTTGCCTAAGCCCGAAGGGCAGAACCAAGGGGCCAAGTGATGCCAGAAAAACTACCTTATAGTAAACTAGTAGAGAAGCACATCCTAGAGTGCATCCAAGGTGGTGTTGGCATCCGTCAGATGATCGCCTCTATGCAACACCTAGCCCAAGCACCTAAGTCTCTTTCCACCATGTACAAAACATATGGTAACTTTATTGAAGCTGAGAGAGCTAAGATTAACGGGCAGGTTGGTAAGAAAGTTATTGACCAAGCTCTAGCTGGGGACTTCAAGTCTCAAGAGTTGTTCCTTCGTTCTAAAGGTGGGTGGTCTCCAACTCACACAGTTAATGAGGTTGAGCAGGATGTTGATCCTGAGCTAGATGAAAGTGCAATCGACACTCTGATGGGATTGCTAGGATTAAATGACCAAGAAGAAAAATAGCTTGTCGGTGTAGCTTAATGGTAGAGCGGCAGTCTCCAAAACTGCGTCTGTGTTGGTTCGATTCCAGCCTCCGACGCCAGAATTAGATCATAATCCAGAATAATTGATGACGGATCGACTAAGGGCTTTGGCCTGAGAGCATCAACCCCGCAACAAAAGTTGTGCATTTGCTTATGGCGATGGACTTAGGTCTGGGATGTCGAAGAATACAAAATTAGTAAGGTTTCATTTTTGTTGTATTAAGACTAGTTTTTCCGCTTAGTGCTTTAACTATGAAACCTAAAGGCTTAACATGCAACCTCAACGTAAGATCACTTCTGAAGTCCTAAGAACGCTTCCCCCAGCAAAAGTAAAAGAAATCCTATCCGCGCTAGGGCCAATCAAAGCTGAAGAACTCAAGCATACGTGGGAGTTCTGGGCTAGAGACAACCAACTAGAGCCTGCTGGTGATTGGAATACATGGTTCATTAATGCTGGCCGTGGTTATGGTAAAACTCGTTCTGGTGTTGAGTGGGTAAGAGAGCAAGTTAAACGTGGTGCTAAACGTATCGCTGCTGTAGCCTCTACCAACTCGGATATTGAACGGGTTATGGTTAAAGGTGAATCTGGTTTCCTTAGTGTCTGCTGGAAGGGTGATAAAACCTACAAGGATAAGCCTATGGGTTTTCCTGAATGGTCACCTACTAAAAGGACACTGACATGGGAGAATGGCGCTCAAGTCCAATTCTTCTCTGCTGAAGAACCTGAACGTCTCCGTGGCCCTCAGTTTGAAATTGCTTGGTGTGATGAGCTTGCCGCTTGGAATAAAGACATAGACACTTGGGCTATGCTACAGTTCTGTATGCGTCTAGGTAAGCATCCACGTATTATGGTGACTACTACACCTAAGCCAACAAAACTAGTAAGACAAATTCTTAAAGACCCTAAGACACACGTTACTACAGGGTCTACATTTGATAATGCTGCTAACCTTGCTCAGACCTACTTGACTGCTGTTAAAGAGCAGTATGAAGGTACTAGACTAGGCAGACAAGAACTTTACGCTGAAGTCCTAGAGGAAGCGCAAGGCGCACTATGGACTACAGATATGCTGGACAGATGTTCTGTTAAGCACGAAGACCTCCCCGACTTTACCAGAATTGTTGTTGCACTAGACCCTGCTGTTACCTCTAACGCTGAGAGTGACATGACAGGTATTGTTGTTGCAGCACTAGATGTGAATGGTGTTGCCTATGTCCTAGGTGACTACACAGATCGTCTATCCCCTCAAGGCTGGGCCTCTAAAGCTGTACAACTCTACCATCAATATGGTGCAGATAGGATTGTAGCTGAGAAGAACCAAGGCGGGGATATGGTCAGAACAACACTAGAAGGTGAAGATGAAACAGTTCCTATCAAACTTGTACACGCTTCTCGTGGTAAATATGCCCGCGCTGAACCTGTATCTGCCCTATACGAGCGTAATCTTGTTAAGCACGTTGTAAACCCGCCTGATGGTGCTAGTCTAAATGAACTTGAAACACAGATGAGAACTTGGGAACCTTTAGGTTCTATCGGTTCACCTGATAGATTAGATGCTCTTGTTTGGGCATTAACTGATCTATCGTTGAATGGCTATAGTAAGCCTAAACTAACCCTTGTCTATAGCAGTTCCAAGGGTCTCCTTAATAAATAGATAATGGAAACCTTTGGTCATGGTTAAGAGCCTTACAGAAGCAGAAGCCAAAACAACCCTTGGTGTCGCAGGGGACAATACTCGTAATGGTCAGATTCGTGCTGATGAGTTTTTGCCTGAACTCCGTGGTAGGAAAGCTGTTCGCAAGTATCGTGAGATGCGTGATAACGATAGCACTATTGGTGCTGTTATGTATGCAGTAGAACAAATCCTTCGTGACGTAGAAATCAAAGTAAAACCTGCTAAGGACACACCTGAGGCTAAGGCTGAAGCTGACTTTGTTGATAGTGTCCTGAATGACATGGATCACACCCTAGACGATCATATTGCAGAAGCTTTATCGTTCTTGTCGTATGGCTTTGCTTGGTTCGAGGTTGTCTATAAGCGTAGGGTAGGCCCAAATGAACGTCTAGATAAAAAGCGTTCTAAGTACACTGATGGACGTATGGGTATCCGTAAGATTGCTGCTCGTGCGCCTTGGACAATTAACAAATTTGATGTTGATCCCATTACAGGTGACGTTCTTGGTATTGAGCAAAGTGTCTCTCACCTAAATGGAAGCAACTACATTCCACTAAGCAAGTCTGTCTATTATTGCACAACTAGCCTTAATGGTGATCCATCTGGTCGTTCTATCCTTCGTAATGCCTACACTTCTTACGAATACTTGAATAACCTACAGGCTATCGAAGCTATCGCAGTAGAACGTGAACTTGCTGGTATCCCAGTTGCTCGTATCCCCTCTGAGTATCTCTCTGAAGGTGCTTCTTCTGCTCAAGCTAGTTTTGTAGGAAGTCTGCAAACCATCCTTCGTGATGTTAAGTTCAATGAGCAAGGTTATATAATCCTTCCTAGTGATACTTACCCCGATAAAGATGGTGCGCCAAGTAATATTCGTCTAGTTGATGTAGAACTTATGTCTTCCAACGGAAGCCGTAACATTGACATTAACCCAATCATTAGCCGCTACCAACATGACATTGCCCGCTCAGTCTTGTCTGAGTTTTTGTTGTTGGGGACTTCTGGTGGTTCTTACGCTTTGTCTAAGACTAAGACAGACTTGTTCCTACGCGCCCTTGAGAGTTACATTCAAGCAGTAGTAGATGTTCTTAACAAACAACTGGTAGAAAGTCTGTGGCAACTGAATGGTCTAGATTATGACCTTATGCCAACTATCGTAGCTGGTGATGTTGCTCCCCATGACCTACGTGAACTGTCTTCCTTCCTGCGTAATCTTAATGGGGCAGGTATTGACGTTAGTAATCATCCAGAGGTTATCTCTGATCTCATGGCGATTGCTGAACTGGACTATAACCCTGAACTGAAAAGTAACCCAAATGACAACGTGGACTAGACACCTATATGAACATGATCCTTTAGCCATCGCTAAGGGAGAAGTCAATGGGTATTCAGTTCTAAACGTATTTGGTTATCAGCCTGCTGTTGGAACTTCTGACATCTGCGTGTGGGAAAATGCTGTTCCTTATGTGTTTCCCACTACAGCAGTGACTATGACTGTAGTTAGCACAAGTGCTTCTGATGATACAGGTCTAGGTAAAGTTCTTATAACAGGTCTAGATGGAAACTACGATCTGCTTGTAGAATCTGTTGACCTTGATGGAACTAACCCTGTTACTACAGTAAACCAATTCCTGCGTATCAACAACGTTAGGGTTTCTGTTGCAGGGTTGAACCAAATTACTAACGTAGGTACTATCACTGTAAGCCACAATGGAACTACCTACGCTAAGATTTTACCATCTGTAGGTCAAACTCAGATGTCGCAGTACACAGTTCCCAATGGGTATAGTTTCTACCTAACTCGTGTCAATAGTTATGCGCAACAAGATGGTGGTTCTGGTAACTACAATACTTATAGTGTTGTCGCCTCTAATTCTGTTAGTTACACTGTCTTACAATCTCCCTACTTTCAGGTCTATGAAGCCATGAGGGTTGGGCCATTCAAGTATGCAGAGAAAACTAGCATTCAATGGCGCTCTCGTACTCACACAAATACCTCTGCTGTTGGTATGGTTATTGAGGGCTACCTAGTTAAAAACACAATTCAGGGCGAACCATAATGAAAGTCGGTCAAAAAGTATCTTGGAATTCATCTGGCGGGACTGCTCGTGGTATTATTCGTGAGATAGTTCGTGAAGGTAAAGTCCCAAATATCCCAGTTAAGATTACAGGTACAGAAGAAGAACCTGCTGCCCGTATTGAGATTGTTGATGATAAAGGTAAACCAACTGGACAGATGGTAGGTCACAAGTTGTCCACTCTCCGTAAGAACTCGGATGATCTTTCCGCTACACTTAAAGCACAATACGCTAACGACATCTTTACCACAGAGATGGAAGCTGTAGCCCGTAGCTATGATATGGGCCTAGGTGGATATACTCACGTTTCTGAATATAATGGACAGGCCGTTTTTATGCCCGCTGAGAGCCATGAGGCTTATTTGGCATACTATGGTGCTGAAGATGAGGAAGACGATCCAGAGACCCCTTCCAGCGAGCGTATGGAGATGCTCAGGGTGGTCATTGAGGAAATCCTGAAGGAAGACGTACAGAAGGCTGAGTATCAGGGTAAGACTGTAAATCTGAACAAGCCTCGTCGCATTCAAGGTGGCAACAAGAAGTTTGAAGTCTTCGTTCAAGATGGTGACAAAGTTAAGAGAGTAACTTTCGGTGATCCTAATATGCAAATCCGCAGGGATAACCCAAAGGCTCGTGCAAACTTCCGTGCTAGACACTCTTGCGATACAGCAACAGACAAGACTTCAGCTAAGTACTGGTCTTGCCGTATGTGGGAAGCGGATACCTCGGTGAGTGAGATGACAAAATCTAGTATTGAGGGTAAAATCCTTAAGGTTGATGATGAACAGCGTATGGTTTTTGGTTGGGCCTCTGTGGTCACCGAAGATGGGGAACCTGTTATTGACCGCCAAGGCGATGTGATCGAAGCTGAGACTTTGGTTAAGGCCGTAAATGAATTTATGGAGCATGTGCGCGTAGGCAAAGCGATGCACACTGGGGAACAGGTTGGCGTTGTAGTCCACTCTCTCCCTATCACCAAAGAGATTGGTGAGGCTCTAGGTATCCACTCTAACCGCGAAGGATGGGTTGTTGCTTACAAAGTATTCGATGATTCCGTCTGGGAGCGTGTGAAAAGCGGTGAACTCGCAGCGTTTTCCATTGGTGGACGCGCTCAAAAACAGGAGATTTAACTTGCCTAACCTCCTTAAAAACTTGCAGCTTGAGGAACTTTCCTTGGTGGATAGACCTGCCAACGCACAGGCAATGGTAAGTCTCTTTAAGCGCGACAACTCAGAGGGATTTGAGAAAATGGATGAAGATATGGAAGCCAAAGTTAAGGCTTACATGGAAGAAAAGGCTTGCGGTCGTGATGAAGCTATGAAGGCTCTCGGCTACGACACAGCAAAACCTAAAACAAAAGCAAAGCCCGATCCGATGGAAGCTATGAAAGCTGATGTTGCACGTCTGACCGCTGAGGTTGATCGTTTGCAAAAGGGTCTGGATGAGGCTGGTTACGTTGTTTCTGCTGACGTAATTGAAAAGAAGGCTCCTGTAGAGATGATTGAAGTTGGTGGTGTTTCCATTGCCAAATCTGAAATCCCTGCACCTGTCCTAAAAGCTCTGGAAGAAGCAGAAGTTGCTAAGAAGCAACACGAAATTGAAAAAGCTGACATTGAGTTGACTAAGAGTGCCACTAAAGCCCTTCCCAACTTTGATGTTGCTGTTGCCAAATCTCTCTTGAAGTCTTTTGCAGATGACAAGACTGTGATGGAAGCTCTGAAGGCTGCTGATGCTGCTTTCGCGGCTGCTATGGATGAAGTTGGTAAAGCTGATGTAAATGGTCAGTTTGCTAATGCCACCGAAGAAATGGATGCCCTTGTTAAGTCCTATATGGATGAGCATGGCATGAAAAAGAGTGACTACGCCAAAGCATATGCGGCTGTAGCTAAAACGGATGCAGGTAAGAGCCTCATCACTAAATCCTACAAAGGGGAATAATTATGGCTGTTATGCAATCTCGCGATAACCGCACTTATACCGCTGGCGCTGACTTGTCGGCTGCTCAGTTCAAGTTTGTTAAAATCTCTGGTGCTAACGTAGTTGTAGCTAGCACTGCTGGTGAACAGTGCATTGGTGTCTGCCTCGTTGGTGGTGCTTCTGGCGCTGCTGTAACTGTTACTCGTGGTGGTTCGGTTATGGTCACTGCTGGTGCTACGATTTCTGCTGGTGCAGCCGTTTCGACGGATGCTTCTGGTCTTGCTAAAGCCGCTGCTACTGGCAACATCATCATGGGCTACGCTCGTGAAGCTGGCGTTAATGGTCAAGTCATTGAGATCGAGTTGATCTCTGGCGGTAATGCTTCGGCCTAATCTAGACATTAAAGGATAATTACTATGCCATTTTTGACCCCCTCGGCTGTACATGTTGACCAGCCATTGACTAACATGACTCTGGCTTATATGCAAGAGCAAACCAACTTTATCGCTGACAAAGTGTTCCCTACTGTGGGCGTACAGAAGCAGTCGGATAAATACTACATCTATGACCGCGCAAACGGCAATCGTGCTGGTGACGTTAAGTTGCTGGCCCCTCGTACTGAAGTTGAGCGTATCGGCTTGGCTATCTCGAATAGCTCGTACTTTGCAGACATCTATGGTCTGGGTATGGACTTTGATGAGCAGACCTTGGCTAACGAAGATGCCGCTCTGGAACTGCGCTCGGCTGGTGCTACCACTCTGGTAAATCGCCTGCTGATCCACCGTGAGGAGCAGTTCGCTTCGACGTTCTTTGCAGCTTCGGTCTGGGGTACGGAATACACTGGTGTTTCGGGTACGCCTTCGACTGGTGAAGTTAAGCAGTGGTCGGATTACACTAACGCAACTCCAATTCGTGACGTTACGACCGCTCGTCGTACCATGCAGTTGAAGTCGGGTGGCTTTAAGCCTAACACGATGGTTGTGGGTAAAGAGACCCGTGACATTCTGGTTAATCACCCTGACATCTTGGCCCGTCTGAATGGTGGTGCGACTGTATCGAACACCGCTCTGATTACGGACGCTAAGCTGGCTGAAATCTTTGAGGTAGAGAACTTCTACGTCATGGAAGCTGTGAAGAATACGGCTGCTGAAGGTCTTTCGGAATCGAATGCTTTCATCGGTGGTAAATCGGCTCTGTTGACCTACACGCCTTCGACTGCTGGTCTGATGACCCCTGCTGCTGGTGTGACCTTTGCTTGGAACAACCTGCAAGGTGTCAACAACCTTGGTATCACTGTGGAATCGTTCTCGGATGATGCCCTGCGCCGCCAACAGGTTGCTGAGATGATCCAAGTTAAGATGGCTTACGACATGAAGGTTGTGGGCGCTGATCTGGGTGTGTTCTTCAAGACCATCGTTGCCTAATCGGTAATATACTAATGGTATGTCCAAGGTTAATAGCTTTGGGCATACCCAATTATAACAGAACATAATATTGTCCTTACAAGGAATTGTCAAAATGCACCCTTCATACTTGGGTTGGCAGGTCGATTGGCCTCTATTTACTAAACTTCCTCTCTCAGCAGATGGAAAAGAATGGAAACGTGGTGAGTACTTTAACTGGTTAGAGCGTGGTATTGAGGCTGATAAAGTAGCTATCCTTTATGCTTCTGGTTATCTTCATCACAACACGGAATTAGAAGTTCAAAATAAAGTTGGTGATCGTCTGTCAGAGATGAGTGGAAACCAACTAAAAACTCTTGTAAACTTGATTAACGCAGAGGTTAAAAAGCGAACCTCTAGTGTCAGTGAGTTTGAGAGTAAAAGATGTAAGCAATCCACTCTAGATGATAAGCAACGTGGTCTTATTCGTCGTTTCCTTGTGGGGAACAAGTGGATTACTGAAGATTTCTACAAGATGCGAGATACTATTCTCGGTGAATAAATAAATGGAGACGATTCTATGGCGTGGTCATATAATGCTGCTGATCTAAGTAATACCACATCCGCTGGTCGTCTCAATACTGTACGTCTACTTGTGGGTGACACTGATACGACAGATCAACAAGTTCAGAATGAAGAAATTAACTTCAGTCTAGCTGAGAACAATGACAATACTTACCTGTCTGCGTCTTGGATTGCAAGAGTTATTTCCTCTAAATATGCTCGTTTGGTTACAACTAAACTTGATGGCGCTCTTAGTGCTAATTACTCTGATCTTGCTAAACACTACCAAAGCCTAGCTGACCAACTTGAGTATCAGGGTAAGACCAATGGTGCTTCTGTTGGTGTACTTGCGGGTGGTATTACTAAGTCTGGGGTGGAAGCTGTAAGAGCCGACACTAATAGAATTGAAGGTAGCTTCCGTAGGGATCGTTTCAAGAACCCGCCAAGTTATGATACCCCTGAGTATGAATAAGGAGTAGGTTATGTCCTTTCGTTCCTACGACCTTCTTAGGTTGGTTAAAGACTTTGGTAAAGAACTTACACTTAGAAAGAAGACCACTGCTGGGACTTATGACCCCTCTACTGGCACTGTAACAGGGTCTGCAACAACAGATTATACCTTCAGTGGCTACTTCTTTAACTTCTCTGTTGGTCTACCGACTGATGATGAACTTCGTAGGGGTACTCGTAGGTGCATTGTACCTGCCCTTGGTCTTGCTGTTGCCCCTGATGATGAAGACTTGATTGTTGGTCAAGGTGATACTGTAACTATCGTTAAAGTCACTACTGTGTTTAGCTCTGGCACTGCTGTTTGTTACATCTGTGAGGTTTCAGAGTAATGGCCTCAGTACAAGCAACATTCAAAGCAATAAAAGATAAAATTGAAGTCGTAACAGTAGAAAAAGTAGAGGAAAGACTTGAGTACGTAGCTAATTATGCTGTTGCTGTCTCACCTGTAGATACTGGGGCTTATGTTGAATCCTTCTCTCTAGGCCGCTCTGGCTTTAGTGGTGGCAGGATGAAGAAATCAGATGCTAGAGCAAAGTCTGTCAATCCAGAGGCAACAAGACAAGTTGCTAGGAATAACCTTTACCAAGACATCCAAGGCTTAGACATTAAGCAAATGCTTGAGACTGGAAACGCCAAGTTTACCCTTCGTAATCGCGCACCTCATGCCAGAGACGTAGAAAACGGAGAGAATTGGGACAAGGATGGTTATCACGTCTTCCGTAAGATTAGGAGCAAGTTTAGATAATGGCTAGTGTTTATGATGGCATCAGGGCTGCACTAGAGGTTAGACTAGCTGCTATTTCAGGTATCCCCGCTATTGCTTATGAGAACGTGGCCTTTAGCCCCACTACAGGCACTCCATTCGTTAAGGTCAAGTTCATCCCCACCTCTCGTAGACCCGCTGTAAGAGGTACTAACCCCCAGCAGAGATATGAAGGGGTCTTTACAGTCTTCTGCTACACACCAGAGGGTAATGGCCCTGCTGCTGCTGACGATCTAGCCGACAAGGTGATTGAAGCCTTCGATGCTACAACTGACATTTCTTTCACTAATGCTTCCTCTGAGACAATCATAGTTTCTGTTGATTACGCAGAAAGAGATAACGGCTTCATTGATAACCCTTGGTATTATGTCGCTGTAAACATCGGCTGGTATCTGTATAAATAATTCCCCACAGGAGACACTAAAATGCCCTTTTCACAAGGCTCTCGTTCCAGCCTATCGTTTGTTACAGAAGTAACATTTGGCACTACGCCCGCTGGTAACTTCACTAACCTTCCCTTTACCACCCACTCGCTGAACTTGACTAAAGATCGTGTTGCTGGCAATGACATTCAGGCTGATCGTATGCCTCGTGTTGATCGTCACGGCAATCGTCAAGTAGCTGGTGACATTGTTGTTGATCTACGTGATGGTGTATATGACGCTTTCCTAGAATCCGCTATGCTAAGCTCTTGGGCTACCAATGTGCTGAAGGTAGGTGTTACCCCTAAGTTCTTCTCTATTGAAGACTATGCTGCTGACATTGACCAAGCTCGTTTGTTCACTGGTGTGACAGTTTCAACTATGGGTGTTTCTCTTGCTCCTAACCAAATGGTCACTACGACTTTCGGGATGGTTGGCAAGGACATGACTATTAGCGCCACTCAGAAGACCCAAACAGCCGCTGCTAACAATGCTCCATTCGATGCCTACTCTGGTGACATCGCTATCGGTAACGTAGGTTCAAGCTCTGCTGTAGCTATTGTAACTGGCCTTGACTTTACCTTGAACAACTCTTTTGCCCCTACGTTCGTGATTGGTGATGCTTCTGCCCCTTCACTTGAATATGGTCGTGCAGAGATTGAGGGTACTATCACAGCTTACTTTGAAGATACGGCTCTAATCAACCGCTTCTTGAATGAAACTGAAACAGAACTCGAAGTATCGGTGAATGATCCAACTGGAACTAACGCCTACACTTTCTTGTTCCCCCGTATTAAGATTAACAGTGCAGATGTTCCTGTAGATGGCCCTACCAGCCGTATCATCAATATGTCCTTTGTGGCTTTGTATGATGCAACTGAAGCCTCTAACTTGGTCATTACTCGTACTGCTTAATAACTAAGAATCCCTAGCTAGGGTAGAGGAAGCATAGGTGTCGGGTCTTATGCTTCCTCGCACTAATTACTGACCCGACAAACAAACCCCCGACAGAACCTAAAAGGATAACCCGATGGACTTGCTAGACCTGACCCCTAAATCTGAAGTTATTGTTGTTACGCTTAAGCACCCTGCCACTGATGAAGTGCTTAAGAATGAAGACAAGAGTGACATGACGATTACCCTATTTGCCCCCCACTCTAAAGAATACAAGAAAGTTCTGCATGAGATGACTAATAAGCGTCTTAAGAAGATGCAAGGCAAAGGGGCTAAAGATATTACAGCAGAAGAAATTGAGGAAATCTCCCTTGATAGCTTGGCTAAGACAACAAAAGAATGGAACATTACCTTTAGTGGTGAGAAGCCTAAGTTGTCCCTAGAGAAAGCTCGTGAGGTTTACGAAAAAGTATTCTGGATTAAGGCTCAAATTGAACAAGCATCGGAAGAAATTCTGGGTTTTATGAAAGCCTAACTTGTCAGTTGTGCGAGTGGGCTGAACATCAGTTTAAGCTCAACAAACCTGACAAGGATGGCATTACAGAACGAGAGCATCTTGAACAAGTAGAAAGGCAGATTGGACGTAGACTTGAAGCATTGGAACCCCCGACAGATTTCCCAATG